TAATTTAGTAGCGCATCATTTGGAATCATATAATAGTTTTTTTAACAAAGATATAAACCGAGTTTTTCGTGAAAATAATCCTATTCGGTTCATTGAGAGAGAAGACGAAAGCAAACAATCTGAACAGAGAAACGAAGCACTGTTGTATTTAGGCGGCAAAGATGGTAGTAAAATATATCTTGGTAAGCCGATTATTTATGATGACAATAACTCCCATTTTATGTACCCAAATGACGCACGATTACGAAACATGACCTATGGAACAACGGTTCACTATGATGTAGAAGTCGACTTTATTTATTATATAGGCGACGAAAAGAAAACCCATTCCATTACATTAGACAATATTTATCTTGGTCGGTTCCCTATTATGCTTCAATCGGATTTATGTATCTTAAAATCCTTATCCAAAGAAGTGCGATTTAATATGGGCGAGTGTCGTAATGATTATGGGGGATATTTCGTAATTGATGGTAAAGAAAAGGTTATAATACCCCAGGAAAAATTTGCAGATAATATGTTATATATAAGGACCAATAAAGCGGACGATATATATAGTAATTCCGCTGAAATCAGGTCCGTATCAGAGGATACCTCGAAAGCCATAAGAACTACCGCCGTAAAAATTGTTGCTCCCACTTCCATGATGTCGAATAATCAAATAGTGGTCGTAGTGCCAAATGTTCGAAAACCGATGCCTTTATTTATTGTAATGCGCGCACTGGGTGTCCAATCGGATTTAGATATTATTAAAACCTGTTTATTAGATTTAGATAAAACACAGGATTATATCGATTTGTTTATTCCTTCGGTGCATGACGCAAACAAGATATTTAATCAACAGACCGCGTTGGAATATATTGCTTCATTCACAAAAAGAGGCACGGTTTCTGGTGTATTGGAAATTTTATCCGATTATTTTTTGCCACATATTGGTGAATTAAATTTTTTAGATAAAGCTTATTTTGTTGGATACATGGCGTATAGTGTATTACAAGTGTATACAAAGGCGAAAAAACCAACCGACCGAGACAATTTTCGATTCAAACGAATTGAATTGACAGGAACCCTTATTTATGAGCTGTTTCGCGAGTATTATTTGATACAAAAAAAAGATATTACGCGAAAAATTGATGAAGAATATTATTATCACAAGGGGGAATATACCGAAGATGAAACTCTTACGCGAAAAGAACAAAAATCGCAGCAAAGCAAGTCAAAGGATAAGACCAAAGAGGATAAACCAAAGGAACCCGATAAGTATAAGGATAATTTTATAAGCTTGATAGAATCAAATTTTAAACAATTTTTCAAAGATAGAATCGTAGAATCCGGATTTAAAAAAGCATTTAAAGGAAATTGGGGTGCGCAAACACATACAAAGCGGCTTGGGGTTGTCCAGGATTTAAATCGATTAAGTTGGAATACATTTATATCCCATTTACGCAAAATTAATTTGCCCTTGGATGCGAGTGCAAAAGTAGTTGGACCCAGATTATTAAATGGGTCGCAATGGGGGTATATAGACCCATTGGATACCCCAGATGGTGGAAATATTGGATTACATAAACATCTCGCGATTAGTGCTTATATAACAAGTGGAATATCTAGTCGCCCGATTATCGATTGGTTGCGCACAAATACATCTATGAAAATACTGTTGGAATGTGACCCTTTGTATTTGGGTAATTCTACGAAAATCTTTGTAAATGGTAAGTGGATTGGCATTACTGATACACCGATTGAACTAGTAAACACAGCCAAACTATATAGAAGAAATGGAATTATTTCGATTTATACGAGCATCATGTTTGATTTTGAAAACAATGAAGTAAATATCTATACTGATTCAGGTCGCCTAACGCGTCCGATATACTACATTGAACACGGGAAAGAAAGTTATAACAGAAAAGATATAATTGAATTATTAAATAATGGTACCATTACGTGGCAACAAATTGTATCGGGGTTTAAAGAAAAATCTGACGAAAACTATAATTTTAAGAAAAACAAATTATACGATTTATATGAGTTGTATCCGGATATGGGGAAAAAACAAGAAGATATTTATAATTCTTTACAGAAACATAAATCGGTTGTAGATTATTTGGATACATCAGAGGAAGAATCGGCATTTATCGCGATTACGAATGCTGACCTTAAAAAATCAAAATTTTATACACATATTGAAATTGACCCGTCCTTTTTATTAGGTGTGATGGGGAACCAAATTATTTATCCCGAAAACAATCCGTTTCCACGTAATTCTTTTTCTTGTGGGCAGAGTAAGCAAGCCGTTTCGGTTTACCATTCCAATTATCAAATGCGTATAGATAAAATGGGAGTTCTTTTAAATTATGGACAGATACCGCTTATAAAATCTCGATATTTGGAATACATCAATAATGAAGAACAGCCTTATGGTGTGAATGCGATTGTTGCTATTATGAGTTATACTGGATACAATGTAGAAGACGCCATTCTAATTAATGCGGGGGCGGTGGCAAGAGGTATATTTAGAACGACATATTACTCCATGTATGAAGCGCGCGAAGAAAGTTCAAAGGTTACCGGAATGATTAATTCCAAGTTTGCGAATATTGAAAAAAATAATGTAGTGCATAAAAAGCAAGGATACGACTATAGTCTATTGGATAATCATGGTATGATTAATGAAGGCACCGAACTACATGATAAAATTATATTGATTGGTAAAATGAACTCTAATTTGGAGAATAAAGATGTTTATGAAGATGATTCTGTGAAACCTAAAAAGGGACAATTAGGAGTTGTGGATAAGTCATTTATCACAATGGGTGAAGAAGGCTTTAATATTGCAAAAGTTAGAATTCGTGAAGAGAGAATACCCGCAATAGGTGATAAAATGGCTTGTGCTCTACCTACACAACAAGTTTTAACTGATAAAGGGTGGATAGAGATTAAAGACATTGATATTCGTATTCATAAGCTTGCGACTCTTGATGGTAATAATAATATGTGTTACGAATATCCTATTAATAAATTTGAATATGACCATAATGGCAAAATGTATTACGTTAAAAATAAACAGGTTGAGGTTGTTTGCACATTAAATCATAAGTTGTATGTAAGTAGTGAAACCAAGGTTTCCCCTACGACCCCATCCTTTGAATTAATCGAAGCTGAAAAGATAATGGGAAAAACTGTTAAATTTAAAAAAAATATGAATAATAATCAACCTGATTTAGAATTTATTTTTATAAATGATAATACAATTAATTGTAATGATTTTTTATGTTCTATTATATTTGAAAATATTTGTGATGATGAAGAATTTATAATTGATGTAAAAAATATATTTTTAATAGACGAAGATAAATTACCAGATTATATTTGGAACATGTCAAAAAAACAGTGTTTAATAATATTAAACATAATTAAAAAAATTAAAACTAAATCAATCAATTTAGCAAATGATATAAGCAGGTTTTATATTCATTGTGGGTACTCAGGTATAATAGAGTTATGTAATGACAAATATAAGGTTATTTTAGTTGAAGATAATGAACCTTTTATTAATTTTAAGGAAGGGGTCGTAGGGGAAAACTTGGTTTCCCTACAGGAAAAATTAATAGATTATGAAGGGAAAGTTTATTGTGTTGAAATGCCATCGTCACATTTATATTATATGCGGGAACATAATTTCGCACCATCTATGCTAATAGGAAATTCGAGGGCGGGACAAAAGGGGACCTTGGGGCTTATTATTCCGGAAGAAGATATGCCATTTACTGCGGATGGTATTAGACCCGACCTTATTATAAATCCGCACGCATTACCGTCTCGTATGACTATTGGTCAAATCGTAGAATCGCTGTTTGGTAAGGTATGCACAAGCTATGGTGCGTTTGGAGACTGCACAGCGTTTCAGGTGAAGGGTAGTAATTACTCTACTTATGCGCCATTATTGATAAAAGCGGGTTTTAATTCAAGCGGGAATCAAATATTATATAATGGAATGTCCGGTGACCAACTACAAGCAGATATTTATATAGGTCCGACTTATTATATGAGACTGAAACACATGGTGAAGGATAAAATAAATTATCGCGCACGCGGACCCAATGAGGCTTTAACAAAACAACCCGTAGGTGGCAGAGCAAATGATGGAGGTCTGCGTATTGGTGAAATGGAGCGCGATGGTGTATTAGCTCATGGAATGTCGTATTTCTTAAACGAATCATTTTTGGTACGTGGTGACGAATATTATATTGCAGTATGTAATAAAACAGGAACAATTGCGATTTACAATGAATCGAAAAACTTGTTTCTGAGTCCACAGGCGGATGGACCCATTAAGTTTAATAAAAACCCTGATGGCAGTATGAATATACAGAATATATCCAGATTTGGGCGTTCATTCAGCATTTTACGCGTTCCTTATGCGTTCAAACTATTGGTTCAAGAATTACAAATAATGAATGTGCAGTTGCGTATTATTACAGACGACAATGTGGACCAATTATTAAGCATGTCTTATTCGGATAATATAAACAAGTTGATGAGTAATGATAAAAGTCTGGCATTAAATATTGCACGGTTGAATAGAACAAACCGAGAAATTATTACAGGAGAAACCCAGGTTGACGCCGTGCCCGATGAAAAACCAATTATACCCGACCAAATGATAGATAAAACAGGACCAGTCCAACTAGCGAATTTACTAAAAATAACAGATGCCCAAAAACAATATCAATTGGCGCCAGGTGAAGAAGCAGTAATGCTTGAACTAACTCCCGAAATGTTGGAAAACCCCACGAAAGCAATGTATTTTAACATGACTCGTCCAGATGGAACCACCATGATGACAAATAGATATACTGGTCCCCAAAGTATTATTACACAGTTAAGTAAGGAGGACCAATTATATATAATACAACAGCCTTTAAGTATTCAACGAAAAATATTAGAAGAAATATATACAAAATATGGTGCTTCGCTTATGACGCAAAAACAGTTATTTGATGAAGGTGCTATTAAAACCCCCTTTGTAGGTAGACAAGATACTTCAACCGAATCAAGTAGAATTAATACACCAAATACAGATGAATCGCGTTCAATTAATTATAATTCGCCTGAGTACGCATCTAATTCGCCCGCATATGTTCCATCAGATGATACTAATCCTACATATAATCCGACTTCCCCTGCATATGTTATCGCAGAAAGTCCGAATACGGATTCTTTGCAGTTGGACGGTTCTTCATATAATCCAGAAAGTCAACCGGAATCTTTGCTCTCGTACGGTTCTCCATATAATCCAAGCAAACCGGAACAAGCGAAAGCGTCCATATTAGAAGTAGAACAGCCTGCCATTGTACCACCATTGGAGGGGGAAAACCCTACTTCTGAGGGAGATGTAATTAAAAAAATTACCTTATAACAATAAATAAACAAAAAAATTGAATTTAGAAATAAACTATCATTATTATGTAATAATAACAAACATGTCCATAAATGCGAATATTTCAATAAACGACCTTTATAAATCGAGAAACATTATTATTGAAATCATGCGTGATACTGGTTATGGAGTGAATGATTATGCGAATTTTAGTATTACTGAGCTAAATTCCATGAGACAAAACAATCAACTAGATATGCTTTTAGAAAAAACCGTAGAAAATCCAGACACTAAGCGTAAGAACAAAATGTATATTAGGTATTATTTAGGGAAAATAATTCGCCCATCGAATCTTCAAGAGATGATTGATGATTTGTTTAATTTGGAAGAAATATTAACAAAGGAGGATACTTTATTTATTATTATTAAGGATGAGCCGAATGAAACCTTATTAAATGAAGTAAAACATATTTGGGAGAAGGATGGCATATTTATTGTAGTAGAAAGTATTAAAAGATTACAATTTAATATATTGAAGCATTCTATGGTTCCGAAGCATCGTATCCTTTCAAATGGTGAAACGGATGTGGTGATGAAAAGATATAATATTACCCAAAAAGCGAATTTTCCGGATATTTCGAGGTTTGACCCAGTAGCAAGGGCAATTGGTATAAGACCAGGCGATGTATGTCATATAACTCGTCCAAGTAAGACTGCTATTGAGGCAGATTATTATAGAATTTGTATTTAGTGATTTTTATAAATAAGTGATGGTATAAATAAGTGATGGTATAACAAGTAAAATTATATTATATAAAATATAATATAATGACTTTTATTGTGGAAACGGTTATTAATCCGAATAAATTAGCAAATCCTAATTCTTTTACAGAAATTTTAGATATTGATTATAATCAATTAATAACCGAATTAATAGGTGCTTATAGCAATGAATTTGCGGTTGATTCATATACCCTAAATAATCGTACTCAATTAAAACGCAATGTAAACACTCATATTCTGAATTTATTTGATGCGTATAAAACGTTGGCTGCGGATTCAGAGCGGTTGACATATAATTTAACAAATATTAGAACACAATTAGATACTTTAAAAATAAATAATGTCTCCTTAAAAGATGAGTTATCACACATGTATGAAATAAGTGAGGGGTCAAGCGAGTTAATAAATGATTATAAACAATTATACAATATAAATTATACAAAAAACTGGGGAATCTTTATGAGTATTATTTTTTCATGTTACGTGATGTATACAATGTTTAAGAGCAAACCAATTACGTTATAATACTGCCGATTTATAATATAGTTATACTATATCATGATGACAAATCGCAACGAGACTAAACGCAGTGATAACGAAGGTGATTTTGGGATGGGCAGCATGCTTGGGACAGGTTTCGCAATAGAGGGAAATATAGTAAAACCTGCCATAAAACTTGTACAGCCCGTAAAACTTGTACAGCCCGTAAAACTTGTACAGCCCGTAAAACTTGTACAGCCCGTAAAACTTGTAAAACTTGTAAAAGAAAAACAGACATGTGAAGATATATCATTAATACTTGAAAGATGCATACTAGACGGTCACGACTGCAAGACTAATTTGTATAAGTTTAATGTGTTATGTAAGGGAGAGATAGATACTAAATTATAAAAATATTCAAAGAGAATAATATTGTTTTTATATATATATTATAAATGTCAGTTGATAGCGTATCTATTGAAGCAATTAAAACTCTTACAGACAAGTATAATGTTATTTTAGAACAATATATAGCCGCAAATAAATCACTGTCGGGTTTAGGGGCGTACGAAGTGCTATCAAACAAAAAGTTATCAGATGGTTCTCCATCATATACAGATACGCTTCCTACTATCGAAGCATGCCAGGCTAAATGTGCAGAGTTCAGGTGTACTGCTGCCGCATATCGAACAGATACTAAGGGTTGCAACATAAATAATACTGGTGAGGTAATTGATGGGACTTTATCTCAAAAGGTAATTGTAAATAGACAAATGTATTATTTGAATCAACTTGATAATTTAAATACGCAATTATCTGATATTAATAATCAAATTATAGCAATAATTAATACCATTGAACCTAGTGGCACCTTTACTAGCCTAAATGATTACAGAGCAGAACTAAACGCACAACTGGACGAAGACAAAGCATCTTTAAGAGAAAAGATGTCAAGCACTGCTGAAAATTTGGCGGAAAATACAAATATGTTAGATTTAGAATATATTCAGAGGAACAAAGAATTAGAAACGAATTCAAATTATTATATATTTTTATTGTTATTGTTGATTTTTATAATTACTCTTATTGTGCTGATTAGTATGCAAACATAGACATTTACGGTTGAAATACATAAGTAGTTTAGTAATATATTTCAATTTATATAGTAAATTTAAATATAATTAAATACTTTTCCTGTTTAGTTATATTAATGACATCAAGTGCAAAAAATATAGTGTCTAATTTACACAATATAGGCAAATCTTTAATAAACCCAAATAATTATGACGACAATAATTATTATGACGACAATAATTACGTCGAAGCAAGTGACGCATATAAAAGTATATCACATGGAAATGACTTTAATAAATATCAAACGAGTCTAAAAAGTAAGGCAACCTACATAACAGAAGGATTTAATGGACATGATACTTTAACAAATGCGTCGCAATCTGTTTTATTAAAAACACAAATGTCTACTACACAACAAGAAGAATTAACTAGATTAAAACAAGAACTTGTTACTACTCAAGCCACTTACAATAGTCTACTAAATACTATTTCGCCGTCGGCAGACAATTCTGCTAAATTACGCCAATTAGCTCAATTAGGAAGTACATTAGACCTTTTGACGAAACAGATAAACACAATAAATGATGTTCTAAAAAAAAATGTTACTAGTGTGAATGACCAAATAAGCACAAATAGTAGTGAAAGTGGAAAATATATGAATGACATAAGTAGCAACGCCGACGATGAAGATAATATGCTTAATATATCTAACAACATTCAAAACATGTTAAATGATAGTGAGATAGCAACGTTACAAAAAAATTATAGTTATATACTGCTCTCTATTTTAGCTGCAGCAAGTATTCTGGTTGCGATGAATGTTATAAAAACTGATTAATGTTACAATATATATAGTGATATTCATATAATTATCTTGTTATAAATTATATAATATGTCAATAAATTTTGCGGATGATCCTTCTGTATCTGAAGATATTATTACTAATATAACTGAACTACAAAATATGGAACAACAATTAATAAATAGTTTAGACACGAATCCATCTTTTACATCAACTCAAAAACAAGAAATTATTGCGAAAATAAAGCAGATTTCTACTATTCGTGCGAATTTATATTCGACGATAGGAAATTTAAATGACAATTATGTGGATAAATTGACGACTTCGCAAAGCATACTTGGTGACCAACTATCGGCAATTAAAATTATTGAAAAAGAATTGGCGACGTCAAGGAATAATTTACAAGAAACAGAAGACATTAAGAATAATACTCAACGAATGATTGAAATTAATAGTTATTATGGAGAAAAGTATGCGGAAAGTTCAAATTTAATGAAAATTCTTATTTTCATGTTGGTCCCTATAATCATTTTAGCTTTGTTAAACCGTTATAATTTATTACCTAATACTGTTTATTATGTATTAGTTGGGATTATTGCGCTTATAGCGAGTATTTACTTATGGACTAGATTATTTTCCATGTGGAGCCGAAACAACATGGATTATGATACATATGACTGGCATTTCGCTGCAAATAGTGCTCCCAATCCGGGCACAGCATCAGATGCCCCATGGATTACTGGTGTTCCATCCACATGTGTAGATCGAAGATGTTGTTCAGAGGGTCTTGACTGGGATGGTACCTTGGGACAATGTGTTATAGGAGGCACAAGCACAGACGATGCCGCAACAGGTGCCGCCGCAGCAACAGGGACAAGCGCAGCAACAGGGACAATCGCAGCAACAGGGACAAGCGCAGCAACAGGGACAAGCGCAGCAACAGGGACAAGCGCAGCAACATCTACATTAGGGTCAACCGCGGTTGTTACTGAATCATTTGAAAATATGATGTGGGGAAAGCAAAACTTCCAGTTTAAAAAACCAGATGTAACATTAGGTGGCGAATATATTACCCCACATAATTCAAATAGTTTTATAAGATATAACTAAGTTTACAAATTTATACAAATATATTTATAAATATATATATATTCATATTATATGGGATCAATAGATAGAGACCTGTTTTTGCCAGGGACTCCTTCAAAAACCATACGTCTTGATGTAAATTCGTATACATTAGATAGCAATGTTTACAATATAGACACTTTCCGCAGAATTGTCGCTGAGATTAAAACTATTCTGCCAGATTATACTGCTCAGATGTCAGAGTATTCGTATTTATTTGACTTAAACGCTAAATACAATGACGAAAATAAAGATTATGATGACAATACAAGAAAAGAATTTACGGACATGTTAAAAAATGAACGAAAGACTTTTTATGCCGATCAAGGAATAGATTCATTACAGTCTTATTATTATTGGTTGTTAGCGGTTTATATATTAACTGTAATTGTATGTGTAGTTTCATTTTTTATTTTCCCATCAGATTGGTCACAAACACACAAAATACTAATGGTATTGTTCTTGATACTACTTCCATTTGGGTCTTCTTATATTATGACAGTAATTATTTGGCTGTTGCACGGCGCTTATAATTTGCTGCCTAAAAACGTTTATTTAGGTGCATAATATGCATTACGTATTTCGCGTAATTCTAGATTAGATAGTGGTGCTACCGTTTTTGCTTTTGCTTTTGCTTTTTTTAGAACATTCATTACAGGAACATTTATTATTTGTTGCGGTTCAATAGAAATATTAGCATCAATAGCTCCTATTTTTTGACCATGTACATTACACATAAGCAACCATTCATCTTTTGTAATATTTTGTAATGTCTTTAAGCAATACGAAACGTCTTGTTTAGTCTTTTTGCCTTGATGCCTAGTATAGACGCAATTGGTCATTACAATATATTTTTCCCAGGGTCCTGTTCTTAAACATAAAGCATAAAAAGTTGATAGGGTAGACCAAGATAAGATGTTTTGTTTGGCACCTACATGTTTTTTAAATTTACATTGAACAGCCATATAGGTTGTCTCATCGGTTTCTATAATAAGGTCAATTCCCATATCTTTGCGTTTCATATTCAATTTTTCTAGCACATCATCTGGCACATCTTTCAAAAGCCAAACGTTTTTATATCCCTTTACATATTTCAAATAAAGCAAACTAAACTCTTCAAACATGTCGCCCCTTAGTTTTTTATTATCTCTCATACGCATCTCACTAAGCGAATGTGACGGATTTTCATACCATTTTTGGCACTCTGAAATAAATTCGTCAAATAAGTTATTTGGCGAACGTAAAAATACGGTATGCATGACATCTTGAACGGGTATCATTAGTTTCTGTACGTATTATCATGCTTTAATTTTAGATTCTTTTGTTTAAAATTAAAACCCTAAAAAAAATAATATATTTTGGTGTTGTATTTATATCTATCTTAATTAATCATCACCCATCTCATCTAATTCATCTACATTATCTGGATAAATAATTTTATAACCATGCCAGCCGGCGTTTTTATGCATTCCACACTTTTTATCCATATAATCATATAACTCCTGTCCCTTGGGCATTTTACGTTTGCCCTGTTCTTGCTCAAACCACAACTTGAACTGCTGATAAATTTCAGTCTTTTTAACGCGGTCTCTATCGTTTCCAGTTTTCTCAATATTTTCAGCTATAAATCCTGAAATATGGTCTTGTCCCTTTCGATATTTATTCGACGCGTTCATAACATACTCGCTATCTAATATAATACCTTCCGTTTCAAACGCGCGACTGACCAACATACTCGCAAACACAGGTGCAAATAACGGCAGCTTATCTTTCAATGTTTTATCCTTTAAGAAGATGTATTCCGTATTATCTGTATGTTCTTCACCCTCGTCTATAAATTTAGATATGAAATCACATTTACGGATACGTCTCCAAGTACCATCATCATTACTATCAATATCAAACAAATTATTAGTACAAACAACTAAACTAAATTGGGGTTCAAATATCTCACTCTCAGAATATAACCCACGGGCTTGAATCGGGTCACCACCGGTAAGCTCCTTCATTATACCTTCATTCAGCTTTACATTCTTAGATGGTTCCTGCATAACCGCATATCGAATACCCTTTAATTTCAATACCTCATCAGATGTTCCACCGATAAGTCCTCTTTTTTCAGTTACGAGCGTAATAGGGACGGTTCCCTTATATTCTCCTAAGGTTACAGCCATTAGGTCCGCAATAATTGACTTACCATTACTTCCACTACCGTGATATACATTGAATGTTTGATTCTTATTTGAACCAATTAGAGATGCGGATAAATGGTCCCACATGTAACGATTTAAATCGGCAATCGGAAATAATTTTTCCATAAAGGTAACAATATCTTTCTTAATATGTTGGTATTCCTTGTTTTCGTTGATAGCCTCCGACGGAATATAACTAATTTTGGTTGTTTTGGTTATATAATCTTCTGGATATCCATCTCTAAATGTTTTATTTTTAAAGTCGATAACTCCATTATTGAAACACATTAGATGTTTATTTGTATCCATACTACTAATAAATTCTCCATCATAAAACAGTTCCATTGCCTCACGCATTATATTATTTTTATCATTTGTTTTTTTCAACGTATTTTTTAAAACACAAATACTGGCGATTTTCTTTTTAATAAATTCGCATCGCTCGTCATTTGGGTCGTAATGAGTATATTCATTATCCAATGCCTCTTGTTTTTGTACAAATAAGTCGTGCATTTGTCGAGAAATAGCTTCTCTCAAGCTAAGACCCTTGTCACAAACCCAACGATGGTTATGAAATTTATACCATGCCCCTTTTTTGTCGTAGCTAACACAAATATACTTATCTTTAAACATTTGTTTTAATACTTGCGCTTTATCATATTCCGTTTGGGTGTTTAACGCTTCCTCAATCGCAAAATCAATGGATGCCTTCTTTACTTGTTCATAACCTTCATAATTATATTGTTTAGCCCAATACATAATCGACCGCCTTGTAACGCACTCATTCGATTGATTCGATTTAGGAAACTTTTTCCATTCTCCGTATAATTCACCGATTGTGTTATAGTCAAAATCGCTGGCTTTACTTCTCAGGAGTATCCAGGATATAAACAATCGGTCGTCCGTTTTTTTTAACGCAAACGCCACTTGTCTGCTTTGTAAATGTGACCCGGGCTCGTAAAATCGTTCGGGTAACACCTGCGCATATTCATGAGTTTCTCTGATTTCATACTCGGTTGGCTTTAATTTAGTCAACATTATATTTACAGCCTTTTCAAGTATATCTTTATTTGATATATCTGATATCGCAATATAATCGTCCGCACTATCATCATCCACGGTTAATAGATTAATTTTGGTTCTGCTACTCGGACGCTTGATTTTGTTCATTTTATTTTCCAATTTGGAATTATACTCATCGATTATTTTTGGGTTTATTTCAAACTTGGGGTTCTCTGTATTTCGCACGGACAGCTTGTATAAATTCTGTTTCATATCAAACTCGCGAGTATTTCGTTCATCCATCATAAATTCTCCGTCGGATTTATCATATGTAATGGTAAACCATTGGGATAATTCATACGCTTCATTACCGGGTTTTCGCGACCCGAAAAGCTGCCAGTTTATTACCCCTTTACAAATACCTTCGTCTAAAACCGCATCCCATGTATTTATCAAAGGAAGGTCCCATATTTCGGGTAATTTAACAATAATTCGCTCACGTAACATCGTCTGCATCACATGATTTGCTTGAAGACATATAATCATATGTATGCCATCCTTAGTGAGTGATTTGTCTTCTAACCTATTTACAGAAGGCTTTTCAAAAAGATATACATCAAATGGCTTATTTTCCTCAAACAAAAAGAAGTGTTTTAGTTCTTCTAAATAAACAATAACCATGTCTTGAATATGTTCCTTCGTATGTTGCCTAGAATCTATATCATAACTATACCTGAAATCAAAATCTACCGCAATAGGCGATTCATCATCTAGTTGTTTTTCGGTTAAATGTTCTTTTTTTTTATTATTAAAAACCTGGTCATAATAAAGCGAATAAAATAGAGACTCTTCCTGTTTGGGAATGATATATGAGCCACCATATATATTAAGAGCTTTATCTGGTATTCTTGTATGTGTTGCACACGTCCCAGGAGTATTCTTAGCACTATGCTTTGCTAAGAATTCGTTCAGATCTTTGTATTGAGACGTTGTTGTCATATCATTATTCATATATATGATATAATATATGAATATATTTCTATTTCATTTTTTTTCATTTTTTGTAACAAGTTGAATTTATAATTACACCCCCCTTTACAAAAAAACCCCTTGTTCCCCGATTTTCAAAAATAAGTAACGCTTATTATGTATTGTTTATATTAAATGAATATAAAAATATTACATGTTATAAAGTAATGGCAACAATCGTACCCAAAGGAACCATGAGTAGATTGATAAAAGATGTAAAAAATATAATTAAACAACCACTTACTGCGAACGGTATATATTATATTCACGACGATACTGATATGATGCGTGGTTATGCGTTAATTATTGGACCATCAGATACTCCTTATTTTGGTGGAAATTATTTTTTTGAATTTACTTATCCAGCCGATTACCCTAGTAGTCCGCCCCAGGTTAAATATTGGACAAATGGTAATAACATACGATTTAATCCAAATTTGTATAAATGTGGTAAGGTGTGCGTGTCTATGTTGAATACCTGGAGGGGTGACCAATGGACGTCGTGTCAAACAATATCTACTACTTTATTAACGCTTTGCACATTGCTATGTAAAACTCCGTTGTTAAATGAGCCTGGTGTTCCTAGTACACATAAAGACATGACAAATTATACAACCATTATTGAATACTCGAACCTAAGTATTGCAGTATGTGATGTTGTTTTGAAACGAAAAGATGTATACATACATTTTTTTGAAAATTTCTACCCATTTATAAAAGAAAATTTTTTAAAAAATTATGATAAAATGGAAGAATTTATAAAGGAACAACTAAAAACTAATTTTAAAGAACCTAAAATAATACAAACCGATATGTATAAAATGAGTGTAAATGTTGATTATAATATCCTACTGACAAAACTACACCAAAGCAAAATATATATTACATAACGCATTCTTTTATAATATAGAATAAAATTGAAATAAATAAATAATATGAAATTATAATATAATCAAATCATGCGATTCTGCTCCAAGTGTGACAATATGTATTATATTCGTATAAACGAAGATGATTCGAACAAATTGGTATATTACTGTCGACATTGCGGCAATGAAGATAGTACAATCAATGTTGATAATGTATTTGTTTCGCAAACTCAGGTTAAGAGTTCAAAGCAAACATTTAGTCATTTTATCAATAAATATACCAAGTTAGACCCAACGTTACCACGCACGAATACTATTTTGTGTCCAAATACAGATTGTGCTACTAATACAAAAAGTAAAGAAAGAGAAATTATTTATATTCGATATGATGACCTTAATATTAAATATGTGTATTTGTGTTCCGAATGCGATACTGTATGGGAAAATACATAATAAAATCAATTATACCATTATTTAAAAAAATTGATTAAATAATATATTAAAGTATCATCATTATATAACATAATATAATGAGCGATGACGAAGAATCATATTCAAATAATAGCGATGAGGAAGAAGAAGACGATGACGATACTCCTTACGTAAAACCTAACACTGTTAAAAACAGCATAGTAGAGTCGAAAGCCATTGGAATTCGAGAAGAGGATGATGAAGATGGAGATGATGCTGATGAAGAATATGATGATGAAGATGTGGTTGATGAAGATGAAGATGAAGATGTCGAAGCAGAGGTTGATTCAAAAGTAGGCGGCAAGACGCCCAATGTAGTTGTTAACAATGATGCGTCTAATTATGTATCAGATGATGACGATGATGACGCTTATGATGATAATTATTTACAAAAGTTTGATAGTGAGATTACTAAAAATTATATAAATGAATTTCACCCTGAATGTTTACATCATAATTATGACGAAATCGCTCTACTGTCTTTGGTAACAAGAGATAATCACAATATAATTATTGACGCTTTACATAAAACAATTCCTACGTTAACAAAGTATGAAAAAGCGCGTATTCTTGGGCAACGCGCTTCACAAATAGAATCCGGTGCAAAACCACTTGTAAGTGTGCCCGAACATATCGTAGAAGGGTATTTAATTGCCGAGTTGGAGTTGAAACAAAAAAGAATACCATTTATTATAAGACGTCCTATTCCGGGTGGTGGATGTGAATATTGGAATATAAAAGATTTGGAAGATGTATCATTTTAATAAGTCATATCTGTTCAGCAAGCAATTGTCTTTGTATTGATTGTATGTACTAAACCATCTATATTCGTTTTTGTAATATTACATATTTTAGTATAAATTATTTCCACATTTGATTGTTTTTTTAGCTTGGATGTATTTAATTTACATAATAATCCTCCTTTTTTACATATTGTCATTAATTCTTTTTTATTAAGGTGTTGGTCACTAGGTATTTTTGCGACAACGTGACAAGACGAGCCTTCTTTTGAGTGGAACCATATGTCGGTTTCTAAATCGCCCGCATCTATTACGGCAAAATTATCTGCTGCGTTCTCTCCAATTAAATAGGTAATTTCTTTTTTTATATTGTCAAAATAGATAACTTGTGTCTTCATATTATATAAATGCTTATAATATGAATTCGACTAATTCGAATGTTTCATTTTTTTGGGAAATGAATGCCTACGTAATATTGTTTTAATAATTTCCAGAAAATATGATATAACTTAAAAATAACCCAAAAAAATTCTTTGCAAACAAATCTAATATATTATAACATGCGTTTTTAACATAATAAGGTAAAACCGCTACAAAACCGTACAGTGCCCAAAAAAAGAAAAAATACCAAAATAATAAATGACCATTTGTATATTGATTTACATAATTTACATAAATTATATAATAATACATTAAAAATGGTATAAAACCTAGAAGCACTCCAATCAAAACTGGGATAATTTTCATTTCACCCAAATAACCAAAAAGTA